TTCGATAGCTTCGGCTGGCGTGTCGCAGTAAGTGCTGGCCAGATGTTCCTGGCCAGCGGCGATTCCGACGCCGAAGAAGACCTTGTGGTCGCCCCAGTATGCAACGGTGACCGAGTGGTGACTCGCACCGGGAAGAGCGCTCTTGAGCTGACTCATGACCGGAGCGAGGAGAACGCGAACTTGCTCTGCGGTGGTTGTGTTATTGTGTTCCATAACGGAAAGTTGAAGACGTGCTAATCTGTATGCGGCACGTCGACGCGCTGCTCGGATGAGCTGGTCGCATCGCTCAGGCGTGAGAGTCTGAAAGAGTGTTCGAGCTGCGTCCGCTTGGTCCATAAAGTGCCGTAGGGAATTCCAAGTTCAGCAGAAAGGCTGCGCGTCGTCTGCTTCGTTTCAATTGCCCTCGTGATGGCTGCGATCTGGTCGGGTGTCCATACGCGCTGCACGGTTCCCGGCTTGCGCTTTGTCGGCTTGCCGTGCGGCTGCTCCTTGGTCTTTGGTGCTTGGCTGGCCGAAAGCGCGACGCGCCTCGACTGCTCGCGCTCCCACTTCAAAAACGCTTTTTCTAGGAACCGGACACAGCTCGCTGCTTCGTGACCCGTGACGTGTAGTGACATTTGTGCGATTCGCGTAGAGGTAAAACCGACGTTTGCGCCAGCGCCGATACTGGCGATGTGCAAATACGAGAACGACGACCGAACAGACGAGACTCAGCCCGCCAAGGATCGTTGCGCAGATCGTGAGCGCATTCACCGAGGCGTGTCGAGCATCAGGCGCACCGCCTCGCGGACGACGTCGGATAGACTCAATTGGCGCTGGACGGCGATGTTGCGCAGCGCGTTGACTTGGTCGGTCGTGAGGACGACCGAGACCTTTACTTTAGACGGGAGGTACATTGCGTTTAGACGGGAGGTGCATTGCGTTCAATAATTCGGGAAAGAACTTCAGATGGTTGCAGACCTTGCTTTGCCGCCTGCCAGCGCAGGCGCTCGACGAGGCGAGGCGAGACACGCCAAGGGATCATGACCTTGACGCCGACTGGCGACGGCTTGCGTCCCGGTCGTGCTGGCGTACGGCTCATTGCATCGCCCTCCGCACGCGCGCTGCGTAGGCCTTGGTCTGCGGCTTGCTAGCACCGCGAGGCCCGCCGTTGTGGACGCGAGCCAGCGTCTCGACGTCGCCCTCCGCCCAAGCCTTCGGAGCGTAGCGTTTCAGATAGGCAGTCACGACACGCCGCGAGTAGGCCAAGTCGTCAACCTGCTCGTAAGCACCGGCCACGCGCGAGTCGGCATGATAGCCGCGCATGATCTGTAGTGGTCCACGGCTGCGGCCTTCATCGCCGAGGATCAGGCCGCCACGGCGACCGGACGATTCGACGTGGTGCAGTGCGCGCCAAAACGCTTCGGGCGGCGCTGCGTAGGACGTGGCGGCGAGGGCCACGGTGAGGAGGAGTAAGCGCATTTTAGCACTTCTCCGTAGCGCGGCGGGCCACGGCGTCGGCGAATGTCTCGTTCGGCTTGACCCAGACCAGCGTGGTGCCGCGACGATTCTGCGTGCCGGCGAGCGCGGCGCTGAACTGAGGCAGGGGAGCCTCGTGCCATTTGGCGCGATAGCAGGCGGCGCCGCTGGCGGTGCGCTGGATCAATTTCTCGCTGTGGTAGTGTATGGCAATCATTGTAGGTGTGGGTTGGGTGTGGGTCTCACGGTGTCTAGGGCATAGCCAATGTTAAGGGATGTAAATCGCGCGCCAACCTATCCCAACGACGACGCCCATAGCACCGCGCCCGACTTATCGCGGTGCAATTGGTGCGTGGCAGTCGACCACTTTCGCGCCGCCTCAAACCACTTCGGGAAGGTGGCGTTGGGCATCGCGCGGGCGTAGTTGTAACCAACGGGTATCGCTTTCGTGGTCGCGTAGCGGATCCGGGCGGTGGAGGTGTTCGTGTTCGTGATCATGTTCATGTCTTTATCGTGTTTTGTTTGCGTTTGTTAAGAACCCCTAGGGAGATAGTGGGTTGGGTGGGGCTTAGCGCACAATCCATCCGCGACGGACCTGGCGCCATTGGGTCGGGTCAACGTCGCGTGTAGCTGCGACCAGCGCGGCCTCGGCGTCGGCGTTAGTGCCGATGTTAACGACATCGAGATAATTGGGCGGCGAGACAAAACGCTCGTCGGTCCGGCTGCCCTGCCACCGCGCGAAACTTGTGGCGGCAACGCGACCGTCGGCGTACAGCGTGTAGGTGTAACCGCTGTTGACGCAGTCGCGACGGTCGGCGGTGTCGTAGCTGGCGAGGATCTTGTTATTCATGGGTCTTAGCTGTGTGTGTTGTTGATGGGTTGTGTACCGACTACAATGCAGAGCCACCCCACCGGCGCAAGCGGAAATTTGCGGAATTTATCCGCTGTTGCGCTAGATGCGCATCACCAATGACTTAGCTCATATCAATCCGCGCTGATTGGGTCGCGGAGTCGCTCGCCCTGCTCTAGCTCTAGCTCGCCTCGCACCTCTTCAGCACCGTGCGGGTCTGCGACCAAGTAATCAATCGTAGTGCGGCGGTAGACGTGGCCAATCACGACATACCCACAAGACGGGTCTACCCGGGAGCGGACAAGATCGCCTAAAGCAAATTGCGGCGGGCGGTCCATTGTCAGCGCAGCCGATACCACTCGCACCGGGACAGTTTGGCGTCGATCAGCACCAGACCGGAGAAGTGCTCGAGTCGTCCGGCCTCGCGCATCACGCGCAACGTTGCATAAAACTTTGCCCGGCCCACCCCTAAATCCTCGCGCAGTTCGTGCGACGTCCTCCAGCCCTCGCCGGATGGCCGCTGCTCCTTGTCGCGCATCGCGGCCTCAATTGCTGCCGCCCATCCTTCAATAGGCTTTGATTTCTTCCGCAGCATAAAAACGTCCCTGAATTTTCTTCGTCTGAAAAAGCTGATACGTTCCGTTATCAAATAGCACACCATAGCACCACGCATTGTCGTGCCGCAGTTTCGCCACGTACTGAGAATTGTACGGCATGTCGATTTTGCAGCAGCAGCCAATCCCGCGCGCCTCAGCCGGTCCGTTGACGCACTCAACCGGCGCAGAGTCGGTCGCGTGAGTGTGACCGTAAAGGCAATTTCCGTAGGCTAGACCGTGTCGACGCGCCGCGTTCACGCCTGCGTAGAAGCCGTGAATGATGCGGAGATGGCCGAGCTGGAGCACGCCATGTCGCGAATCGTACGGCAGCATCTTGGCGCGGCACCGCCTCACTACAGCCTCGACCCGCTTGATCCCGTCGCGCGCGTAATCGCGAATCAGTCCGGTCGAGGACTCAGCGAATCGCCACAGTCGTTCGTCGTGATTGCCGCGCAGGAAATGGTTCTCTTTGCCGCCGTCGAAGAACGTGCGGAGCAACTCAACGCCAGCTTCCCAGTCGTCTTCGAGTGAGTGCGCTTTCTCATCGTCCGACGCACCCCTGCGCAGATTGCGAAAGTCAAACGCATCACCCGCGTGGATACGCAGGTCCGGCTTGAAGTCGGCGAGGAATGCTTTTAGCGCCGCGAACGTCTCCGGGTCGTACTGATCGCCGTGATTGTCCGACGCGACGACGAAGCGACGTGCCTTAGACATCCTCGGCCTGCGCCAAGTCAGGCACGCTCACGCTATTGATTATGCGCACACATCCTGGCTGCGTCTTTGCGATCTCGTAGATCTGAGCGAGCAAGTTGTGGTTTGTTGCGGCCAAAGCAGCATTGCTGAGGTGCTGATGAAACACCGGAGCGCGAACATTGATCTGCGCGACCAGTGCGAGCGGATGCGCCGGCGCTGCGTCGGCCTGTGCCTTGTTTAGATACAGCGCGAGGTACGCCAGTGCGCTGTTGAGGTTGCGATCCCACTCGACATTGACGAGCCGCAGATAATCGCCAGACGCGCCGTTCTGAAGGGTGATGCTTAGTTTCAGTGCCATGACTTATGGGACAAGACCGTGGTGCTGCAGTGCAGAGATAACTTCGTTGAGCGTCGTGGGCGTAGTGCTATAGCGCGTCGACACGACCTTAGTGGAATCTACATACAATTCGCCTGTCGCGTTATCGACGCGAAACTTTTGGACCGTCGATGAATTGAAGACGCGCAAGTTCACTGCATAGACATCAACTGCCGTTGTTTCGTTCGCCTCAAAGCCACGAACTTGCTGCGTGACCGAAACCGTGATCGGCACCTTCACCTTTGCCGCCGTAATGCTGACGGCGTTCATCGTAACGGAGTTGACGGTGCCGCCGGTCACAGAAATGTTGCTAGACTCCTGCTTGCCGAGCGAAGTGTAGCCTGTGTCGGCTGCGCTGTTCGCATTGCCGCCGAAAACCCAAGTGCTCGCAACCTTAGCGCGATTCACGCTGCGGACGTAGACGTAGCCGGCGTTCAGCAATGGGTTGTAGAAGTATGCCTCGTTCTCGCGCGTCTGCAGCAGGCCGCCCGTAGGTCCAGGCGTCCAGTTATACGAGGTCGAGTTCGGATCGTTTGTGCCGACGACCTTAGCCTCGTAGTACGAAAAATCGGTTTCCGTCGAAGCGTCCCACCGAACGCGCGTGCCGAATAACAGCACCTGAGATGCAGGAAAGTATTCGGGAATGATTCCGGTTGACGTGATTGATACGTTGGTCGGAGCAGCAGGCGCCGTGGTGCTGCCTGGCGCCGTCCGCGTGAGTGCAGTCGAAAGCGCTGAGTAAATGCCGGAAGCGTTGACGCCACGACACGCAAAGTCATAGGACACGCCAGGCGTCAGATCGTCTACCTCAAAGGCTGACGCAGCAGCGTTGTCGATTTGACCCTCGACCTTGTAACCGTCAGCGCCAGACACGCGCGAGAGAACGTCGAGCGCAACACCACCAGACGGGACAGCCGGAACGGTCAAGACAATCGCCGCAAGAGCAGTGCCGTCCGAGGCCAGATAGGTCCGCTCGCTCTGAAACGTAGGCGCGCTTGGCGTGCTTGGCGGCGTGAGGTCAGGCGATGCCGTGACGCCGAGCGGTCGAGCAAACGCAAGATTTGAGAAGTCGGAGACGTTCTCAAGGCGATCGTAAGCGTTGACCCAGTAGTAGTAGGTTGTGCCAACCGTGACTTCGGCGTCGAAGAACCTTGAGCTACGCGTCTCGGCAATCTTGTCTGATGCTGCGCTGGCCGGCGTGACTCCGGTTGTATTGCGGTACACGCCATATTCGCTCAAATCGGCAGCCGTGACATCGTCCCAGTCCAGTGACACCGCTTTACCCGTGCCGATGTTGGCCGTTAGGCTTGTCGGAATCGACGGCGCGACCGTATCCTTCTGCACTGTGACCACGCCGTTAACGTAGCTGGACGAAACCTTAAAGTAGGACTCGCCGTAGATGCGCACGTTGTAGCCGGTGCCGATGCGAACATCAGACGAGATGAACTCCAGCGTTTGATCTCCTGGCACGCGCGCCCAAGTCAGGTACGTCGTGGCGGTGGTCTCCTTGTACTCGATGCCGACGAAGCCGCCTGACTGCACAAACTCCTCAGACGGCGCAGACCACGACACCTTGATGCGCGGCAGCGCGGTGCCGTCCGCTTGGTACTGCTGGGTCGTGCCGTCTGCGACGAGCGACAGCGAGGTCGGCGCAGAAACAGTGAACGGATTCGGCAGCGTCGTGTTCGGCGCGTCAGCAACCGCGATCTCGTCGGATACGGTCCACGAATAGACGGTCGAATCGATCTCACGCAGCGTCATATCGACCGCAAGCTGCGGCGGCTGACCGTCTGCGACGAATCGCCATTCCATCACCTCAAAGACCTTGTTAGTCCATCCAAGCTTGGTGTTGGAAATCATGACCGTCTCGCCGGCGCGTAGCTGCATAGCCTCCAAGCGGAAGCGAGCATTCAGCACAATCTCCTGACGCGCACGTCGCAGCTCAATGACTGCCAAGCGCTGCGCGCAGGATGGGGAGATCGTAAAAGGCAGCGAAACGTCGCGCGTGTATTTAATTGAGTTGTCCTGCGTGACGTATGTTGGCGACGTGATAACCGGGAAGTCGGACGGCTGCCATTGGTTCTCCTCAGAGACGTAGACACCTTTGACTGTGTTGACGCGGTCGCGCGCGCTGGTTCGCGTCGTGACTGACAAAGGTCCGACAAAGTGCTTCTCACTCAGGCTGATCGTCGGGATCTGGTAGATCCCAGCGTACATCACCATTTGACCGGACGAATAAGCAGTCAGTCCTGCCATTGCCGAAAGCAGCTTCGCAATGGCCGCGTCGGGAGATTCACTGGTCGAGATTACGCCGTTCGTCTCGTAGCGATTTTCGTAGGTCGTAGGAGATACTGGAAGGATCTGTACTTGTTCGTCACAGACGTTGGCCGCAACCGTGCAAGCCGTGTCATCGATCTCAGTCGATGCCATCGCCATACCTAGCGACGACGTGAGGTAATCACGCAGACACAACGCCGAGTTAGTCGAGTACGCTGTTGTCGCCGTGCGCGGATCGTAGACCTTCTTTCCCTTTACGATCACGGTCACGTTCGGAATGCCTCCAACGAACACTTCTGTGTTCCACTTCAAACGAACGTAGATGCAAGCGATGCCAGTCAGCTTGTGGTCAGATGTCCACTTGCCGTCTGTGAGGCTTGCGGTATCATTGACAAGAGTTGAAAACGCAGTCTGACCAGATGCGCCTAGCTTTTTGTAAATGTCCGCGTAGCCAGCATACTTGCCAGTCGCGCTTCCATCACCTGCACCGCTCAGAGCCAAGTCCTCGTTGAAGTAAACGTCGCCCAGCTCCTCGACCTCGTGACCCGCAATCGCCAGCACCATGTGCAGGTACTCGTTTTTTGCGCCCGTCGTAGACAAGTAAACGATAGCGCCGGCAACCTTTGACCGACCGTATATGATCTGTCGCGATGCAATCGGCGAGCGGATCATCTGACCGCGCGAGCCAAGCGAATCAGCCATGCTTGGCATCTTCGGCGCGAGCAGCTTTGACGTAGCCATCGACGCACCGATGACCGCTATGCTCTTGACGATGAAAGTCGCAGTCGCCGTTGAAACTGTTATGCCTACGACCTTGAACGCAGAGACTAAAGAGGCAGCAGCCTGTGCAAGAAGCGTTGGCATAACTCAGAATTTCCAGAATGTGGCTTCAGGATCCTCGTCGGTGCGCGCAAAGCGTAGGCCGTCTTCCCCTACAAAGGCGCTGTTTAGTCCAAGGACGATGCCAACGCACTTGCCTTGACCTGACTCGCGAACGATCAGATCGCCAGCGGACGCCTGCTCTTTCGAGACTCGCTCAAATCCAGCATCACGAAGGCAATGCCTTACGAGCGCAGGAACGCCGCCAAACTCGCTGTAAATGCCATGCGCTCCTATCGCCGACGAGTAGGACTGACGAAACGCCTTTGCCGGATCGTTGCTTGTAACAAGCGCGACCCAGTCAGCAGCGAACAAGCAGCAGTCGTGCGATCCCCACTCGAAGGCACGTTTGCGGCGTGCCTCGATGAAGTCAGCCAACAGCGTGCGCCAGTTGTCCGCTCGACTCATATTATGCGATCGGGATTGCGATCAATTTCTGGCGCGTCATTGCCACCGTTCCACAGACCAGGATTTGTCGGATTAGGACTGCCCCAATACATCGTCTTTTCCTGGATCGCATTGACGTACTCAAGTCCCTTGTCGGTTGCGTCAATCGTGCTTTGCTCCTCGTCAGTGTAGCGCGACTCCTTCACGCGCCGGAAGTCTACCAGTCGAGATTCTGCGCTCATCGTAATCTGTGCGGTGCTGCCGTCGTCTGAGATCGCCATCACATCCATGCGACCAACGAAGACAGTGACAGGCGAAGCGATTAGACCAGCCGTCGTTGAAAGCGCGCCGAGCTGGACCGAACAACTACGGCCTTGATAGTTGTCGTTGAGCGCAAGCGAGATGAACGCAGTCGGAATGCCCGAAAGCTGAAACATCAGACCACGCGCAGAGAGATCCGTCGTCTCCTCGATTGGCGCAATCGTTCCCATATCGCCAGTCCCGAGGTAGCCCTTGCCTGCGTAAGTCAGCGTTCCATATCCGGTCCACAGATAAACCGGAGTCGAGAAGTTCATATCGACCAGCAGAATCGGTGAAAGCTGCGCGGTCGTGACCTCCGACACCATGCCGGCGGTCATTGTGCGTCCTGCGGCGGTGATACTCATTGCGGCAGCTCCTCGACGATTAAGAAGGCGACTCCGTAGATGCCTGCCAACTCAATAGACCACTCGGTCTGGTTCGTTCCTAGTCGGAACAAGCCCTTGGCATTCGAGTAAACGATCGATGTTCCTGCCGCGTAGCTTGAGCGGAGAACAGGAAACAGATCGACCGAGCTGCTTGAGTTTACTTGGACGACCTTGTAAAGCGAGGTGCTAATCTGCAGCCAGTCGCCGAGCGCGAATGTGCCAGTCGCTCCAGAGATGCCGAGCGTCGTACTGTTGGCGGTCGCACTAGACACAGTCAGCGTGCCCGTGACCGTGCCACGTTGCGTCGGGTTTGCGTAGTCTTGGAAGAAAAACGTGCCGCGCTGCGCAGCGAGCAGGAAGGCAATGACAGCTTCGGCATCAGCGCGCACCATTGGCGGACACTCAACCGATGCAATCCAAGCCTGCCCAGGCCAGTTGTATTGCTGCTGCTGAAACGTAAACGGCGAGACATTCCGCGACGTTGCGGACGTTCCGGTAAAACTGATCTTCGACGCACGAAACGGCGAAGGTGGCGTGAGTGGATAGGAGATAGCCATGGCTTAGGCAAAGGCTGAACGATACGATCCGCCGCGTCGCACCATGTCGGGAATCTCGGCCTTGAGCCGCTTGCGCTCGTTCTCAAGGATCGGCTGCAACTCAGCCCGCGAGACGCCAGACTGGATGTTGTAGGAGATGTTGACCGTCGTTCCGCCAGCGCTGCCGCCCATCTGAGTCATGCGATCATTAGGAATGACGGTTCCGCTGCTGCCAGGCACGAATAGCTCCGGTCCTTTTTCACCGACGATGTAAGGAGATCCGGCGCGCGCTGGTCCGCCTTCAGCGCGAAAGCCAAAGGCTGCCTGAATCGCATTACTGATTCCGCCAGCCAGCGGTGCCGTGATCACGTTGCGGAAGATCAGCCGCATCAAGTCTTGCGCCAAGTTCTTCAGCACGTCGGACAGTTTATTTCCACTAAAGATCGCATCTTCAAAGGCAGACCCAATCGAATCGCCTACGTCATCAGCCAATTGGCGCATCTCCTCAAGGTTGTCGTTTGCCTCGACCAAAGTTTCTACTTGGGCCATGCCCATCCCTTGAATTTGCTGCGTCAACTGCTCGCGACGTATAATTGCCTCATCAAGTGTGAGCAGACCAGCAGCCTCAAGTTTATTGATTAAATCGATTTCACGCTGTAGCTCGCGCGTTGGATCAAGAATGTCCTTTTGCCGCTCGGCCATCGTTTTCATCAGCTCAAGCGCGCGGTTTCCTTCTTCAGCCTGCTCTGCCTTGTCTTTGTTTATTGCGTCCTGAGACTTCTTGAATTCCTGACCGCGCTTCTGAGATTCAGAGATCAGGCGATCAAACTCTGACTGCGATGCGGAGACCGCATCGGAAGCGCGCTTGATTGCCTCGTCAAAGCGCATTGTCCTCACCTTTATGCCCAGCTGACCCATCTGAACATCAAGACGAGCAGCCTCAACAGTAAGGTCTTTTAGCCTCTGGGATTCTTCGACAGTTGCTTCAGTATCAAATGTCGTGACTTTACGAACCACGCCAGTTCGATCCATTGTCATCGTCTCGCGCGCAATGACCTTTGTTTTTTCGCGAAGCGCGACGATTTCCTTTTCCATCTCGCGACGACGCTTCACAACGTCAGCAAGTTGCATCTCTGGCGTCATCGCGTCGAATGTCGCTTGACGATAAATCTCCGAGGCTTCACTTGCAGCATCGCGAACATTCTTTTGCACCTCGGCAAAACGCCTTGCCCAGCGGTCCAGCGCCTCAATAGCTTTGTCAACGGCGGCAACCATTGAAATGCCAAACACTGCCGCAAGACCGCCGCCAATCGCGCGCGGATCGAATGCCTTCTTCATGAAGGCAGCGGCAGTCGATGAACTTTTTTTGAGCTGCTCTAGGCTGTTCTGAACGTTCAGAAATGCCTGACGTGTTGCGTCAACTGCGCGAATTGTGAAGGAGGCTTCAGCCATGTTTTTTATTTAGCTGCTGCTGATGGTAAAAATACACAAGCCAGCCGTTTAGCTCCTGGGACGGCATAGCCAAAACCTCGTGCGCAAACTTGCCGAGCTTTTCCGCAAGAGCATAGACGGCGAGGAGATCGGCAGCCTCGCCGCCGTGCGTTAGTTTTTTAGCTCATCGACTGACGGAGCAGCCTCCGACAGGATGAAGTTAGCTGCCTTGGCGATCAAGTTTGAGTCGGCCTTGTGCAGCAGCGTCATGCGATGATCGACGTTGAACAGCTTGTTCCCGTCCTTGTCGGTTGCCTTCAAAATCAGAACATCGACGAGCAGTTCCATGTCGCTTTCCTTGGCCTTGCGGTAGAGGCGATTCTTCTCAGCCAGCGTGACTGGCGTTGCGTAGATCGTTAGCTTCCACTCGGGAATCTCGATAAAGCGAGTCCCGAGCGCAGCAAAGTGTTCGCGTACTAGGTCAATTGCTTCCATTAGACAGTAACGGAGCTAAGAGCGCCGTTCCCTTCGATGGAGATGGAGCCTTCGACCATGCCGTCAAACGCGGCGCTGATGTCGAACTTGGTCACAATGCCGCCGCCGCTGTAGTAGCTGTCGCCGGAGTCCGCGCCCTCAGGATACAAGTTTACGGTCACAGACGACCCGATCGTAAGAGCGATCTGGCCGGCATCCGCTTCGTCCCAAAAGAGGTCGCCCGAGACCGACCAAGTCTTCATGGTCGCTTTGCGGGTGCGATAAATGTCTCCGATGACGGAGTCTTCGACGACATCCGACGAATGCGCGAGCGCGTAGTTGCGCAGTTCGCCGATGGTAGTTGAGCTGATCTTGACGGTGCCTTCGCGGCCTAGGTGATTAGCCATTTTAGTCGGTGGTTAAGTAGATGCAGTTGAAAGTGTGACGCGCGACACCCCAGCGCTTGTCCTCGTCTTCCTCTATCACATATTGGACATTCGTTAAATGCAGGTCGTCGCAAACTCCGCCGAGCGTAACGTCCTCAAGCACAGCAGCCTCGACCGCAGCCGATCCGGTGTCGAACAGATCGTCAATGAACGTGACGCCGGTCTGCGCAGTGAAGTAGTCGACGTTGACCGTAAGCTGCCGATACTGAACTCGGTTGCTTGGCGCGAGCGAGCGCACTTCGATTTGCTCGTCTACCGCATAGACGGCAGCAGACGGAAACGAAACTGACGCGATGGTGTTGTTCCGGCCTTTTAGAAGATTTGCGGTCGGCACAACTGCGGCTCCAGCCGTCAGCTTTGCTCCGATTGCGTTTCGGATCTGCGTGCGAGTGCTCATTAAATAGTTGATCCGAGAATAGGTTGACCGCCTCTGACGCGCACAAAACCAAGGTTAACGGCCTTGCCTGCCAAGACTCTATCGAGTTTTCGCTGAGTTGTTCCAATTCTAGAACGCAAAACGGCGTCAACGTCCTTCTGATAATTAGGAATCTTCACATTGAAGTTGCGCGCGACGATAAACGGATTTGGTCCAAAGTTGGAAACTTGAGAGCCAGACTTTCCCTCAAACTTACCTGAGAACTTTTTCCATCGTGCGCCAGTTACACGAGCAGCAGGAATCCAGCCAGACACTGTCCATCCGACGCGCTCTTGAACGCCCTTCATGACTTGCCTTGCGTCCTTCGCATATGCGGCAAATTGTTTTGCGCCGCTGTGAACTCGACCATATCGAGTGCGACGTTTCTTGTGCAGCTCGGTGATTTGATTCGCATTAGTCAGCAGTCGCAACCCGAAGTAGCCTTTTAGGTTCGGATTGTTGAACAATTGCTGAAGCTTGCTCGACTCGCGCTTGCGAATGTAGCGAGAGATAGATCGATAGAAACCGCTTTCCGTTTCGCGCTCCTTGAAGTAGTCGTGACGCAGCGGAGTGATCAGCTTTCCAAAGTCTTTCGAGATCGCCTTGCGACCTTGTGACTGCGTATCAGGAGGAGTAAACTTGATCAGCAGTTGCGTTACGTATCGCGCCTCTTCCTTGATGACAGCGCCATAGCTGACGCGGCCAGCCGACGCCAAGCGAAACAAGGCATTCTCTAGATCCTTTGTGCGTAGCTCAAGCGAGATCATATCGACTTCTTGACCTCCATCTGCACGCCAGATCCTTCCGCGTCGAACTCCAGGTTCTCGATGAAATAGGTCACGCCAGCGCGCACCACGTTAGACGTGAGCTGCGGTGCCGTGACGACCTGCGAGGCAAGGAAGAACACCGTAAACCGACCCTCATCGCGGCGCTGGTCCTCGAAGGACTCGAAGACGTTGCGCGAGTTAGCCCAGATACCTGTGATGCTCACGCCGAACATCGAGAACGTGATGCCGGCTTGGTCTTGAATGGCGCTGAAGTCGGCCTCCAGCAGAGCAGGATTGAAATCGCGGACGGTCATACCTATGCGCCGAATGTCACAACCACCGACTTAGGCGTGATGGTATCGTCCTGCGGCGTGCCGGACGGAATGTGGTAGTACCGCTCGCGGACGGCATCGCAAATGATCGCCGGAGCGCTGTTGATCGTCATCACCTCGCGAGCGTCACGCAGGATACGGATCAGCTCGGGAATGTTCTTTGCCGTGATGAACAGCGACTCAGACCAGCCACGCCAGACGCAGGCTTCGACCTGCTGAGGGTCGGCAAGGATGCGCATTGGTGCTTTGAACTGCCCAAAGGCGTACTGGCAGACTAGCGCTGGGTTGTACTTGACCGTCTGCGAGTAGCCAAACGGCGACACGATGGCCGTCTGTGGCCCCATAATGACGTAATCCACTGCGGACCTAGCGGACAGCTTGTCGAAGACAATGCGACGATCCATGCCAGCGCATTCAGGCAGCAGGCCGTAGACGTAGTCTTCCCACGACTTGCCGCTTGCTCGGAAGTCGGCGTACCGATTCGGCCAGATCTGAAGGTCGATGCGCCGTCCTTTCGCGTTGTGCCGTGGCTCGACCGGCGCTGCGTAGCTGACGGCATCAAAGAGCGAGTGATACTGCGGCATGCACTCGATCAGCACCTCGACGCCATCAGCCGCTAAGTGACGCGCAATCGGCAGGCAGCGCAGCACGTCTCCGAGCCGCTCATGGTAGACCAGCACAACGGTTTTCATACGTCGCCAGCAGTTACCCAAGGCTGCCGGTCAAGAAACTTAAAGTAGTCGCAGAGCCGCACGTCACCCTTCGCTTCCTGCAATAGACGCCAGCCGTCGACCAGTCCCTTGTACTGATAGAACTGCTCCTTGAATGCGACCTGCTCCTCGGTGAAATATGCGTAGTGATCGAACACAAGACCCATCGCCCGCGTCGTTTCGCGCGGAACATAGCTCGCCCAAGCGTTCAACACCGGCGGCTCGTGAGTATTGAAGTGCAGTCCTGGTGCCATCTTCCAAGCGCGAAACCACTCGTAAGGCATTGATCCAAACCCGTGACGCGACGTCACGACCTTGTGCGGACCCACAAAGTAAAAACAGTCGAACTGTGCGAAGTCGCCAGCCTTCTTGTCCTGCAACATCTCGTAGACTCGCTCTAGCTGGTCAGCAGTCCAGAACTCGTCAGCGTCGATCTGCATGACGACGCCATCGGTGACGTCCTCCATTGCGGCGTTGACCATCGCGATCTTGCCAGCCCAAGGACCGAGCCGCCACGTCACGCGCACGCGCGGATCTGTTATGCTGTCGAGGTACTCGGTCGTCCCGTCAATGGACAGCCATTCCCGGTGCCAGCGGTCCTGGACCTCGGCGCACCACGACGTGCATTCCTGTGGACGCGAAACACCTTCCACAATGTGCCAGCGCCACGGAATCGTGAGCTGCTGAAAGATCGGCAACTGCTTATCGATGAACGGTTTCCCATTCAAAACAATAGTGAAGATGGTCAGCATTGCGTGATCCACGACTGACCGACAACCGTGTAGAGCCCGACCGTCTCAGCGACTGCGCGTCTGACTCCATCGTATCCCCCAAAGTCATGACCGGCCAAGTAGCCGCCAGGCTGCACCTTGTTTCGCCAGTGCATAATGTCAGCGCGAACATCCTCGTATTGATGCGATGCGTCGATAAATACCGCGAACACCGACTTATCGTCGAACAGCTTGGACGCTTCGGTCGACGGCAACGGCAAGCAATGCACCGCGTGCAGGATCGGCTTTATGTTTCCAAGGAAGTGACCGACCATTGAGCCAGTCGCAAGCTGCGGATGGCCTGCGTGCTCCATGCTGCCTCGGAATGTGTCGACCGCGTACAGCTGCAAGCGCTTCTGGCTTTTGATCGCCTCGACGCCGAGGAACGCCATCGACCGACCGCGCCACGAACCGACCTCGACAATGGTTGCACCTGGTGGCGCTTCCTCGACGAAGCGCAAGTAGATGTTCGCATAGTCAAACCAGTTCTCACCAAACCGCGACTCGTGGTAGAAGTGGTTCATGGGTTGCGGGAGTCGAACAGTTCCTTGCCGCGCTTGTAACGCTCGCTCTGGTTATTGTGCCGGTACGTCGGATCGAGCGGACCGTTGCTAAAATGCGGATGATCGTGAACGAACGTCACCTTGTCGCGTGCGTCGATGACGATCTTGTCGGCCCAAGCTCGATGGCTAAACTCGTTGTCCGAGAAAACCGACTCGTAGCCGGCAAAGAACATATCGCCCTGTGCCTCCAACCGTGCGCGCGACATAATCGCCATGCACATCAGCTCGTCCTTGCGGTGGCCGTCGTGTACGGCGATGACTAGCTGCTCCTTCTTCAGATCGCGCAGCGCGACTAGTTCCAAGAGCTGCAAATCCCAGTGCAGCGGCGGCAGCCAGTCGTCGGAAAGCTGAATCAGCAGGTCGCCTTGCGCCTTGCGTGCGCCTAAGTTCCAAGCTGCAACGCAGCTCTGCTCCTTGCTCGTGACGTGAACGAACTGTTGCGCCATCTCCATCGAGACGCCGTCGTCGATGTCGACGCAGAAGATGTGCTCGACGTTGGCCGGATTTGCGGCGGCTTGGAGGAAGGCTTCGCGGCAGGCAACGGCTTTGCTGGACCGCCCGCGCGTGGCATGGATCAGCGAGATCGTCGGCTCCTTGCCGCCGTGGAAGTGATCTTGCAGGTGCTGCGCTCGCTCGGCGTGGCCTGCGTAGCGTGCCGCGCGTGCCGCTAGATCGACTCCATACCAACCGTAATGCTTGGCCTCATGCGTCCACGGTCGATCCTCCAATGGCGGTTCGGGACGCTCTAGCGCGCGTTCTGCCCAGTAGTAGGCACGCTGCCGGTCGCCCTTCTCAAAGTACAGCAGGATCAGCGCGTTCAGTGCCTCGCGACACCACGGGAAGACACCATGCGCTTGCAGACAGTAGTTGATGGACTCGCGGTGATTGCCGCAGCAGCGCGCAACGTTCAGCAATGCCTCGTACTTAAACGAGTCTTGCAAATTCGGCATTGAGATCGCCAGCTTGCCGAACTCCTCCGCTGCCTTGAAATTGCCCGAGCAGTAGTGCTCCTGATGAATGTAAAAATACTGCGATGCAGCGTCCCGTACTGAGTTCCGCAGGATCCGCAGGTTGCGGTGCCGGTTCTCGCGCTTGACCTCCAGCGGCGCATGAATCCAGACCGGATCGTCGAGGTCGATGTGCTTGTCGCCGGCGAGCAGAAGCAAATTCTCATGAACGTCGTGATGCCACTTGCGACCGGCCTCGAACGTACTGCGTCGGATCGCTCGCTCGCGGAACAGCTTCTTGCTGGTGCCTCGGACGTCGTAAAGGAAGCGCGCCATCGAAACCTCGTCAGGCAGGCCAGCCAGAACCTCCTTGAGTCGATCTGCGTTGTCCAGCAGGTCGTCGCAATCGGACCAGATCAGCCAGTCACCAGTGCCTTGGCGGAAGGCTTCGTTGCGCGCTTCACCGAACGAGTCGACGTGCTCCCAATGCTCTGCGCCAGGCTGGTTCAGGTGCTCGCGGAAACGGAATGTCTTGTCCTTGGCCTCGCACCAGTCGCGCGCGATAGACAGCGTGCGATCAGGCGTGCGTGCGCCTATAGCTCGGACCAGCGACAGTTCATCGAACGCTGGACTGAACGAGTCCAGCATACGCTCGATGTGCTGCTCCTCATTACCGCAGATGACGCAAAGCGATACGCGCATTGCGTAGTACGAACCGTCAAAAAAGGAAAATCCCCCCACCCGCTACGCAGGTGAGGGGATAACACAACAACCCAACAGAGTTTAGGCGTACTGCGTCGCGACGATCTGCGCCGCGTTGCTGTTAACAACCTTCTCGGAAACGTAGTGCGCAGCCCGGACGATGTCTGACTTGATCGACTCGTCACGGTAGGTGAACACGCCAGTCGGACTGCCGTACTCCTGCCAGTTTAGAGTGAAGCCCGTGCCGCCGCCGAAATAGCCGGAGGAGGCATCGGTCACAGAACCGACCCAGATGTACGAGTTTGACCAGACGTTCGCGCTCGAGAAGGCGAGACCTTCCTTAGCGCTGTCGTAGCTGGCACGACCGATGAGAACCTCGGCAACGCCGAAGACCTCGGCAGCGGCCTGCTGCGAAGCGTTGAGGATCGTGTCGGTCGACAAACCCGTACCGCGAAGGCGGTTCTGGAATTTGGTCGACGCCTTGATGCGCGTCCACACCGTGTTGCTCATGACAACCCGGAGGTTGTCGCGGCTTTCACCCAGCGCCAGGATGCGGTCAATGGCGGACTCAACGTCCAGACCCACGTCGAACGTGGCAAGGTTGGCCGTCGTGTAGGCGGTGCTAGAGTTAGTCGTTGTGAACGTTGAAGTGTTGAAGATCTGCGCAGCGACGCGCAGCTCGTGAGCGAGCAGAAGCTTGCGCAAGCAGAGCTTGGCGGCAACGACCTCGGCGTCGAAGAAACGGCTCACGTCCAGCGCGACCGTATCGTCAACCGCTTCCTCGTAGCCGTACTCTTCGGCGGTGTAGGTCTCCTGCGTGAACGAGCGGGTGCCGCGCGCATACGTCGAGTACGGCGTGCGGTTCTTGACGTCGCTCTTGAGCAGCTGGCCTTCCTTTAGCTTGAAGCAAGGATACTGACCAGCGCGGAGGGGAACATTGAGGATGGGCATCACTCGCGTGCCGATCAGGTTGGACTCAAAGTCCTTGGCCTGCTCGACAACGCCAGCGAGATCGCTACGAAAAATGGCAGCAGCGTTAGTGTACATGGTAGGTAGCTATTAGAGGTTCTTCGCGATGAACTCGATGATCGCGCCATCGGTATCAGCGGTCGTGAGGCTCTTGCCGATAATCACCGTCCCGGCGGGACCGACCTGACCTGACGCATTTGCGTAGATGGTGTCACCCACCGTTACGGGAGCGCCGACGAGCGTACCCTTCTGGGTGCCGCCTTGGTTGAGGAACTTCACGGTGACATAGTCGCCGGAAGCCGCATCGATCTGGGCGATGCCGTCAACGCTGCCAGCCGTAGCCGACAGACCGACGCCACCGTTCGTTGAGATGACCACAGCGCGGAATGCGGTGATGGTCGCGTTGGCAAGGAAGGATCCCGTGCCGAAGTACTGAGTGCTCATGGTAGTTTAGAGTTTGATGACCTCACCGGCCTGCACGCGGGAGCGGAAGGCGGCGTATTCGTTAGAGTGATTCTTGACGCAGAACGCGATGGCCGCGCTCTTGTCGCCTTTCAGCTCGGAAGCCTTGGCAGCGACCAGCTCCTCGAACTTCTGCGTAACCGGAGCGGCGGCGGCAGGAGCTTCAGAGGCGATCGGCTTGGTGACCGGAGCGCCAAACGTCTTGGCAAACTCCTTGACAGCAGCAAGACCAGCCGCTTCAGCAGCGAGCTTGATCTCGTCGTTACGGGAAGCCATAGCGGCTTCCTTGTCCTCAGGCTTCGGCAGCATCGACTCCAGCTTGGAGATCCGCTCGCCCAGGCCCATCATAGCCGACTCAATCATGCCGGCGATGGCGTTTTTGGTTTCTTCGTTCATGGGGAAATCAATGTATATAGAGTCTTTCGGCTCTTTGCCTTCTTGGAGCTGTTTCATACTGAAAAGTCCATTGACGTTCGCAGCCGGCTCGCTGACCAGATCGCAAGAATAAATCTCCGAGCAGCGCTGAAGGACCGTCTTCTTGTCCGACGCCATCTCGGTCGGACCAGAGAACGCAATAGACATCCCGAACGTGTCGGGAATCTTGTCGGCGATCTCGAAGATGTACGCGCGATGCGGCGTGTTTTGCAGGACGTGGAAGTTTGCGATCAGCTTATTGCCGGCGATACGGAAGTCGGTCAGGTAGCCGACGATGTCAGCCGCGCCGCCGCCGTGGTCCATTTTCACTTTGAGACCGCCGCTGTACGTCTCAGCCTGTGCCTTGACCTGCTCAAGCGTGGTCGCGTCGATGTTGACACCATGACCCAGCGCGCGTCCCTCGGTGATGACCGAGACATCGTGAATCACGCCAGCCGCCTCGTCGATTTGACCGACGAAACCGCGAGCAAAGTGCAAGAATGGAGCTTTACTCATTACAATTGCTGCAAGCGTTAAATCACGGCTTGTCGTTTACTCCCTTTTCGAGCGCCTTGAGCTTCTTTAGAATCCAGATCATTGAGAGCACCGACACGCCAAGCGATGCAACGCCGGACAGAATAGCTAGAACAACCTGCACGTTTTGCAGGCTCATAATAGTTCCGAGCCATGCGCCAAGGTTGGCGAACAGCAGTTTGGTTCCGGCGTGATCGTTCATTTGCGCGTCGGTTGATTCATCTGCGTCGTCATGCGTGAGCCGAACCACCATGCGACGGAGGTTCCGGCCAACATCTGGAAAGACTGTAGCGCGTTAGCTTTTACGGCTTCGTCGTCGATAATCAGAATTGCGACGAATGCGCCGACGACCAAGAACGCAGTCAGCGCTGGTCGAGTGACGGCGCGAACATTAGCGGCCCACGGCGCGACCTTCTCGGTCATATCCGATGCAGATGCGGACTGTGACGCCATAAATGCATTCCATGACGCAACCGCCTCGGCTGACGCTGCTTGCTTGTCGAGCAGGTTGAGCTGAAACTGGTTATCCAGTTTCTTTTCGCGCAGGCGCATCCAGGTTGTCGCCAGCGACCCGACCATGCCGAACAGACCACCGCTGCCGGCGTTAAATAGTAAGTCAGTTATCCAGCCCACATAGAAGCGGCTGGCGTAAAACTGAACTACGGCTGGTCAGGCCAGATGACGTTGAACGGAAAACCGGACTGCGCAGGCACATCCCGGAGCGCCTGACGGTAGTTTGCCCACCGAGCTTTCGCCACGTTTTCCAGCGGCGTGTCGTCAAGCTGCGTCCAGTCGCACTCGGATAGCTTGGTGTTGCGTTCGCGGCGCACGGCAGCCGCCTTCTGCGTGTTAATTTCAGCCTTCTCCTCAGCCGTGTAAGCCCGCCACAGCTTTACCTCCACCACTTCATACGGATCGATGATGAACGTAGATCCAACAAACTTCTCGTCTACGGCACCCTCATCAATACGAACCGGAAGCCAGCCAAGGGCACGAAGCTCGTCGTCGTTCAGCCAGTTGAGACCAGACACGTTGCGCCAACCGTTAGGCAGCGAACGCGGACCGTCGATGACTTGTCCGTTTTCGATGTAAGCGTAGTTCATAATTGAGCGACAGCGGTGCGCAGTTCCTCCATAGGATGGGTCCACTGACCAAAGACGCTTTGACGAAACAGCCGCATAGAGTTGTAGTAGGGCGTTTTGGGACCGGGTTCCGCATACAGATAATACCCCATTACTGGGATGACAACCCACGTTGGCACGCCCATTGCCGCAGCCAAGTGCGAAACGGACGTGCAAGAGCTGATCACAAGGTCGCAGGTGCTGACGGCGGCTTGGGTGTCAGACCATGTATCAAGGGGCACCGTTTGCGCCCAATCGGGTTTGTATTCCAAGTCGGCGTCCCGTTGCAGGCTGATAAACTCTACGTTGTCGCGTTTGACGGCATCGAAGAATGGGGGTGCCGGGAACAGCTTGTGGTGCTGGGCCTCAAACTGCTTGTTGCCCGACCAACGCAAACCCACCCGCAGCTTTTGGGACTGGCGGACATATGGGATCTTGGAAAGGTACGGGTCGCCATGAATCATCTCTTTGGACAGATTCATGTATGCCGGAGCTGACATACCAGCCATCCAAGCATCGTGGTAGACGCCGTATTCCGCGCCGTGCTGCACCACCGCCGAACAAAGATTGGCGTCGTGGACAAAGCGCACTAGCTCGCCTGAGCAGGAAACCACAATGTTGGCTGTCCCAGTTTGGCGGACGTTGCGGATGTAGCCTAGCTGCTGAATCTGATCGCCCAGCCCTCCCTCAAGGTACATGAGCAGCGTAGCACAGGGCTTGCCGTCCCACTCCGGCTGGGGCGTGTCGGGCGGACTGTTGCCGAACACTCCTACGTTGCGTCCACGCCGGAGCAGTTGGTGGCCGAGGCGAAAGTTGCCATCGCGCAGTTCATACCATCCACGATTAAAGGCTGCGCGGTCGTCCGTGGGGCGTTCAATAGCCAGCTTGTCGGCTATGCGTCGTCCCTCGACAAAGTTGCCCATCGTGGACGCTGCAAGCTGAAGATCAAGGTCATCTATCTCTGGCTTGGTACGCGGCTCAGGCAACCAGAACTCAGGCTGGCAAAACTGAGCGTAGTGGTGCTTGAGAACATTTTTTGGCGACTCGTTGTGCTGCCGTGCCAGCTTGGGTTTGATGTCATGCAGACCCGCAACTCCATGTAGCCCTTCGTCATCCTCTTTGACCGACGACCCATCAATGCGCTCAAAGTCGTAGGCAAACTCTGGCAGATCAAGAAACTTATGGATGCGCTCCAACTCGCGCTTTGGGTTAGCAAGCAAGTCCTCGTACTCAACAAATAGGAAACAGCTAGGATTGTGTTTATAGCCCGCCTGTAACACTTGATAGGAAGATTTGAGGTGCGCGGCTAACGATGACTTAACAATAAACTCATCCAAGTTGTCTGGCTTGGCTACTCGGACAAATGAAGCCATGCAGTCTGGGATGCTGCGAACAGTAGCAATAATGCGCGGCTTGCTACCAAGCACTTGGCCCATTGCTGACATCACAACTGGAATCGGCCAATTGCGCGACTTATCAATCACCATTGGCTTTTGCGTGAGCTGATCGTAATAGCCATCGATCAAGCCACGCATAGCATTAGCGAGCTTCTCCCGTTTAGGATCATTCTTTTCTAGCAGCGGCTCCTTATGCCAAGCTACAGCAACGGCCTCAAGCGCAGCACCTAATCCAGAGGTCGTGCTGACGTGCGTTAGCGGATTTTGATTAAGAATTGCTGCAAGAACTGTTGATCCGGATCGAGGAATACCGGAAAGAAAGAGCAGCGTTTTTGTAATCAAATTATTCCTCGGTAATGGCTGCGGTGTGGTTGGTTCCTGCTGCAACTCTGAACCATGTTGTCAACGCTCCAACTTGGACTGGAGATGAACGGTTGGTCGTGTCCCCTAACCCAAGTTGACCAGTAGTGTTTTGCCCAAAGATCCACAAAGTTCCGTCGGTTTTGATGGCTGCGGTGTGTGTTTGCCCGTTTGCGACGCTACTCCACGTTGTCAACGCTCCAACTTGAACGGGAGATGAACGGTAGGTCGTGTTTCCTTGGCCGAGTTGGCCAGCGTTGTTGAATCCAAAGGTCCAGAATGTTCCATCCGTTTTAATGGCTGCGGTGTGAAGGCCTCCCGCTGCGACGCTACTCCACGTCGTTAACGCTCCTACTTGGACGGGAGATGAACGGCTAGTTGTATCTCCTAGGCCAAGTTGCCCTTGGCTGTTGGATCCCCAAGCCCACAAAGTGCCGTCAGTTTTGATGGCTGCGGTGTAGAAGTTACCTACGGCGACTTTTGACCACGTTGTTAACGCGCCAACTTGAACGGGAGATGAACGGTCGGTTGTGTCGTTAAGGCCAAGTTGGCCAGCGTTGTTGCGTCCAAAGGTCCACAGCGTGCCGTCGGTCTTAATGGCTGCGATGTGGTTTCCACTAAAGGGCGCGGCGACTTTTGACCACGTTGTTAACGCGCCAACTTGCACTGGAGATGAACGGTCGGTTGTATTTCCTTGGCCGAGTTGACCGAAGTAGTTGTATCCCCAAGTCCACAATGTTCCGTCGGTTTTGATAGCTGTGGTGAATCTTTGTCCACAAGCTACGCTTGACCATGTGGTTAACGCTCCGACTTGGACGGGAGATGAACGGTAGCCCGTGTCGCCAAGGCCAAGTTGACCGTGGCCGTTGGCTCCCCAAGCCCACAAAGTTCCGTCGGTTTTGATAGCTGCGGTGTGGAATTGCCCGCCTGCGACGCTACTCCACGTTGTCAACGCTCCAACTTGAACGGGAGATGAACGGTTGGTCGTGTTTCCTAGGCCAAGTTGCCCTTGGCCGTTAGATCCAAAGGTGTAGAGTTCATACTGGGGGCCACTCGGCCCAGCACCCGCGCCCATTGCAAGTCTAAGTACGTTCGGGTCCATAGGAATTAGTCAACGTAGTCAACGAGGGCTGCGCCGCGCCAACGGGTGCCACCATCGTCGGTGACAAAAATAAAGATATGCGTTTTGCCAGTAGTTAAAGTGGGAGCGGTATCAGCGGGCCACTTCACGGCGGCGGGCCAAGTGACTGTTCCCGACGTATGGGTTAGCTCAAGAGCAAAGGCGTATGCGCGGCTGGCGGGTACGCTATCAAACGTAAACGTCGAATTAGCGTTGATGGTCTTTGTAAAGTAGTTGCCCGCCGAGCAGTCTATGCTGAGCGCGGACACGGCCACGATGTTCTCAACGTAGTTGCCGTCAAGATCTAGTCGGCCAGCAGGCGCACTCTGATTGATGCCAATGCGGTCTACCGAGGCATCGCTGAAAAACAGGTGGGTCTTGCTATCACCTTCAACACGGAAGTCCTTATCTGCCCCAGCTTCGTTAAACGTAAACGTGCCGCCGTCAAAGGCAACGTTGCCGGTTGCAGTTAGACTTGTAAACGCGCCAGTGCTGGCAGTTGAGGCACCGACCGTCGTGCCGTTGATCGATCCGCCCGTGATCGAAACATTGCTGCTGTCCTGCGAGGAAATTGTCCCGAGTGAAGGCTTGCCGGTCAGGTCAGCATACGCGCCCGAGGTTGCAACGGTTGCTAGTCCGCTGACCGCGCTTGCCGCGATGGCAATCGTCACGCTTGTCGCAGTCGTCAGACGTCCCTTCGCATCAACGTTGAACTGCCCGACCTGCGTCGCGCTGCCGTAAGTGCCAGCCGCAACAGTCGTATCCGACAGCGCGAAGTATAGCGTGCCGCTGGTCGTAATTGGTCCGCCGGTGACTGAGATGTCAGCCGAACCTTGAGCCGTTACGCTCGTAACCGTGCCGCCCGCGTCGAGCGCCGACAACGTGCCGCCAACGTAGGACAAACCAGTACCAACCGTTACCGGCGAGAAACCGCCTGACCCGTTGCCGGCGAGAATGGCCGTGCCTGTCGTGGCCGGTGCAAAGTACGTCGTCGACTCAAATGCTGCTGAGCCGAGGCCAGACACCTGACCTGACGTAATCGAGATCGCAACGTTTGCCGCAGCGGTCAGCCGGCCTTTAGCGTCAACAGTCAACGACGGCACAGATCCAGCCGTGCCATAGTTACCAGCAGCAACCGTAGTGTCAGACAAAGCGAAGTATAGCGTGCCGGTACTAGTGATCGGACCACCAGTCACCGAGATGTCGGCGCTGCCTTGAGCAGTCACGCTCGTCACGGTGCCGGTGTACTGGTCAGCCGAGGAGATCGTGAAGTTAGGATATGTGCCGGTGATCGTCGTGGTGCCGCCTTGAGTCAGCGCAACGACCTGATCCGGTGCCGTGTTGGTCACCTCAATCGTGCCGCTACTAGTGATCGGACCACCGCTGATCGAGATGCCCGTGCCTGCGGTCAGCGCAACGCTGGTCACGCTGCCACCGCCTGCCGTGCTTTCGAGCGTGCCTGCGTTATAGGTCAGACCAGACCCGACCGTGACAGTCGAGAAGCCGCCGCTACCGTTGCCGGCGAGGATCAGCGTCCCAGTCGTCGCAGGCGCAAAGTACGTCGTGCTTTCAAAGGCCGCGCTGCCGAGACCAGACACCTGACCAGCCGTGATCGCAATCGCGGTGTTCGCTGCTGCCGTTAGACGACCCTTGGCGTCAACCGTGAACGTGCCGACCGAACCAGCCGCACCGTAACTGCCTGCGGTCACCGTCGTGCTGGACAGACCCAGCGTGAACGTGCCGCTCGCGGTAATGGGACCGCCTGAAGACGTCACATCGCCGTCGCTGGTTACAGCAACGCTTGTCACCGTGCCATTGCCAACGCCTGTGATCGAAAGAGTGCCGCCACTATATGTCAGGCCAGTCCCGACAACGACCGAAGAAAACCCGCCTGAGCCGTTTCCGCTTAGGATGTCGCTGCCCGTGGTCGCAGGCGCGAAGTACGTCGTGGACTGCAACGCTGCGCTGCCCAGTCCAGTGACCTGACCAGTTGAGATGCTGATTGTCGCATCCGCCGCAGCGGTCAGACGACCTTGGCCGTCCACCGTAAACGTGCCGACCTTGTTCGTCGCGCCGTAGCTGCCAGCCGTGACCGCCGTGCTCGCGAGCGAGATGACAAACGTGCCGCTGGTCGTGATCGGACTGCCGCTGACTGCGACAGCGCCGTCGCCAGTAGCCGCAACGCTTGTCACTGTGCCAGATGTTCCAGTGGTCGCGGCAATCTGAATGCCGCCAGCCGTGTTCGTGATCGTGACGTTCGATCCAGCCGTGAGCGTGTTGAGCTGAAACGTGCCGCCGTCGCCAATCAGCAACTGACCGACGCCAGGCGTCCCGGTTAGATCGGTGATGCTGTTGATGTTCGAGCCACCGCCGCCCGCACCGCGAGCAGCCAGCAGCGTCCACGACTTCGCAGACCGACTCGGCTTTTCGCGCGTCGTCTCGTTCGCGATGTAGCTGTCGCCGTTGAGCGACACAACATCAAGCGACTGATACTCGCCAGCCTTCCACTTGCCGAGCGGTTGAAGCGTAGCAGGCACGGCGAACTCAGTCCGCGTCTTGACCGCCTCGTCCAGCAACTGCGTGATCTTCTCTGGCAGTTCAGCCGCCGCGAGCTGGATGCGCTGTTCTGCAACCTCAAGCAGTTGCGCGTTCTTCTCGCGCTCCTGCATCAGCGCCGTGTACTTCGCAGACGCCGCAAGTTCAACGCGACCGAGCAGCTCATTTACCTTTGACGCCAGCTTAGTCTCAAGTGCTTTGACCTCCTCGCCAGCGATGGTCGCCATCTCCTCGCGCAAATGCGGCTCAACGTCCTCAAGAGCCACAGCGACTTCATCACGCAACTGCGCGCGAAGTTGTGGCAGCGAGTTGACGATGCGCGCGATCTCGTCGCGCTGCTCAATCGCCAGTTCGATCAGGTGGTCGATCTGCTTTTGCGTGTCCATGTTCAGGCGCTCGGATTAAGTTGACGTTGGCAGACTGCGTAACGTTGCGACTCGTCGGGAAACTCAGCAACAACGGTCGCGTCTCCCATACAGCGAGTCAGGAACTCCTCGCCACTTTCCGCCGCTGCCGGCGTCGGGAGGACGAACTCTTTTTTCTTTTGCTGAAATGCACTGCGACCGTCCGCAAGCGCAGCCAGCCACTTTTTCGGCGTGAGATGACGAGCACCGAACGCGACCTCGACCGGCGAATCAAGTTTGAGTTTGCGCGTTTCATCGGCGTTCTCCTTTCGGTTGAGTCGTTCGACAATCGCATTCGCCCAAGTGCGGCCAGCGTCACCGCCCCAGCCATTCCACGCCTGCCAGCCCTTGCCTTGCTCGTCCCAAGTCGCGCCTTGCTTGTCGATCTCGTGTCGGTCGAAGTAAGCCTTCATGCGGCGCACGGTATCAGCAGATAGCGCACGCTTGTTGATGATGTCGCGCGCACGCGCTAGACCCACGGCAGTCATGCCGCGTTGCGATGCCGGCTTTTTCTCGCGCACATCCAGCGCGCGTTTAGCGTTAGCCGCCATCGCGTCGTTGGGAACGTAGCCGTCCTCGGCGAAGTCGATGACGATGCGCTGGTTGTGCAGCTCAGAGGCTGCCTGCGAGGCTTCAGGAGCAGCGTCTGCGCTGCTTGCTACCTGAGCCGCCGCCGCGTCCTGACCGACCTTCTCACCCGTAGCAGCAGCCGCAGCAGCCGTGCTCGGCAGCGCGTTGGTCACAAGACGGATCGCAGTCTCCGGTACGTTGTAACGCTGCGCCAATTCCGCGACGAAGTTAGCCTCAATCGCGATCTGCTCCAGGCGACCGAAAGCGTCGGTGCCTTCCTCGGCTGCGATCTCTTGCAGCGACTTCGCGCCTTGGCGGTTCTCGTTCAGGTTCGCCGCAGACTCGCGCCCGATGTCGATCGTTAGCTTGGCCGGGAAGCGCCACTCGCCGCGCGTCGCACGCTTCATCGCCTGCACCACAGTCTCGCCTTCACGACGCGGAGGAGCCGGAATCAGTTCGCGCGCGATCGCGTCGAGGATGACCTGGTTCTTGATCGGATCGAGCACCTTGTCTTGCAGCAGTCCTTGATGGCGCGTGAACACGCGATCAGCCGCCGCAAAGTCAGCGCGAACGCTCGGTCCCTTGTAGTTCTGCGTTCCGAACAGAACGCCCTCGGGAATGCCGACACCGATCGCGATCTCGTGCATCAAGTGCTGGACGAAGCCCTCGAAGGCTGCGCTGGGCCTCGACGGCATCACCTCGATCTTGTCCGCGCTGCCGAAGTACCGGATGTTGCCGATCTCGCTCAGTTCGTTTTTCTGCGTTTGACCGCTCGGGAGCGTCGACGCCGGCGTCGGCGTGAACAGGTTGCGCCCGTTGGCAGTTCCTCGGTCAGAAAATACGAGGGCGGCTTGCTGACTAGCAAAGCGGACGCCAGCTTTTTCAGCTTCAAGAATCTCGTACAGCATACGAGCCGTGCGGATCGCAGCGTGAAAGTCAGTAACTCCACGGTACTGGTCCACGCGGAAAGGGTCGTAGTAATGGCAAAAGAACTGACTTTCGATGTCTTCGGGATCATAATACACGCCCTCTCTGGTCACGCGGAACACTCGGTACGCCACAGGACGACCGAACTCATTCGTGAAGATGCCTTGGAAGTAGTTGGCCGGATCGGCGCCGAGCGAGTTTGGATTCCCGATGCGCGTGCCAGGCACAAGCTGAATCTTGAGTTCACCATCGACGCGACGAATCACAAAGCCGCAGTCGCCGTCAACTGGTCGCTGCTCGGCTGCAAGCTGGATCAGCTTCTTAAAGGTGTGGCGATTCGTGACGTCGCACGTCTTGCACCAGTCGTGGAAGTAGTCCGAGACAATCGCGTTGTACTCGCGGTCGCCGGTCGTCGGCGAGTACTCGTGCGGCGTCAGGTAGTTGCCGAACTTGCGACTGATCTCGCGCGCTTCGGAATGGTTCTCCACGAGGTCGCGCGCCTCCCACATCATCACGATGCGGTCGCGAACGGTCGTGTTCGACTCAGACGGCAAGCCATACTGCTTCGGCGCGTAGAGCCGGTTCGTCTGCGCTGCGTTGTAGTTGAATAGCGCTGCCTGCACGCGCGACTCCATGCGCTTCAGTCCCCACGCCGGCGCAACTGCCGAGATTGCCTTGTCGTACCACGGTGCCGAGGCGATGACCTTTGAAGCGTCGAAGTCCATGTTAGTTGCCGTTGAAGCTGACGAAAGTCACATCCGCGCTGGTGCCGTTCTGGTAGTCAATCGCAGCCACGATCTGACCCAGCATCACGTTGAGGCGGGCAAGGTCCGCGCGCGTGACGCTCTTGCCGTTGATGCTGTAGGAGCTGTTAACCAGCACAGCGCGAATCGCGGCCAAAGTCTCACTCTTCAGCGTGGCAAGAGTTGCGAGATCAAGACCCTCGAACGGATTGTCGTTTCCCATACTTTAACGCCAAAACGTTAAAGGCGGAAGCGCAGACTTGCGCTAGCGTTAATCCTTTTTAGGCGGCGTGTAGCGAATGACGCCGGCGATGGTCGCCATACAAAGCAGCATGGAGGACGTGTCTAGACCATGGTTCGGTGCGTTGCTGCGGACCTCGCGCCACTCCCAAACGCCGGTTCGCACCTCAACCTTAGACTCGCCCTTGAGGTGCTCGACGTAGAGCGGATTCACGTCGGACGGCAGCTCCCACTTGAGGTCGCCTTTGCCGTCCAGCGCCGTCGCTAGCGTGTCCTTGAAGTAGTCGCCCGACCACTCGTAGAAGAAGACGTCGCCGCCTCGGTAGTCGCTGACGCGCGGTTCGGAAAACGGGAAGTTGATGAGCTGGTCTGTGTGCTCGTCTCGCATTGTCCAGGTCTTGCGCCCGTAACCACGCATACCACGCCAGCCAAAATCTGCGCAGTCGCGGTCGACGTCAGACGGTCGGTAGCCTCTGTCCTGCGCAACGCACGAATCCGGCACAGCGTACTGGCGCTGAATCTCGCGCAGGTGATCCCGCGTGTCGACGCGGCCAAACCACAACTGCCGATAGCGCGGACCAGTCGCAGTCGAGAACGCGCCGATCTCAACCCACCAGTGGTCGAGCTGACGGTCGAGCGCCATGAAGCGGATGACCTCGTTGTCGATCTTCTGGCCGGCGTTGTACTGCTGCGACGAGTAGTCCGCCTGCGTAGCTTGAAACAGATTGATCGTCTTCTTCGCGACCAGCCACGGCTTGGCCTCGCGCTTCGTGCGAAAGTCCACGCGCATCTGGTCATCGCCGGTCCGCAGTGAATGGTTCTCGGCCTCGCAGAACTCCTCCACCAGAAACTTCATCGGACGCGCGACGACTGCCTCGATGCGGAATGACACGTTCTCAGGTTGCGCGTCGGTGCGCGTTGCAATGTACCGGCCAGTCTTCTTCCAGGCCTCGCGCGTTGCGTCTGAGTCCGACGACTCGTGACCGCAATGCACGCAGCGAAACCGCGTCGATGCAATTGCGCGCGCTACGTCCCATGAGTTGTCGTCCCGCCTTGCCTCGCGGTCCCACACCACGCCGGCGCGCTCTTCGCCGCTGGACTGGTCGAACGTGATCGGATGCGGCTTGTGGCAGCTCGGACAGTCTGCGTGCCACTCCTGCTGGTTGCCGCTCATGAACGAAGCGTGCTCCACGTTCCCGTTCTGTTCGTCCATGATCGGAGCCTGGCTGATGTTGTAAACCTTGCTGCGTCCGACCTCCTCGAACTTCGATACGCGCGCGACAGCATGACCGTAGACCTCCTGCCAGCGCGGCAGCCAGATCTCGTCGTTGATCTTGTATCGGATCGACTGGGACTGCTGCGTTGAAAGGTTGGCGGCGTTCAGCGTCAGGAAGAAGCCGCCAAAGTAAATCTCGGTCGTTGTGCGGTGCGGCCCAAGCTTAGGGAGCATCTCAGCGACCGGTCGGCAGCGTTCCAGCAACGGCCACAGGCGCGTCTTGGCGTGGCGCTCGACCATGTCGTCGGTCTGCATCGTCCACGAGATCGGGCCGGGATCGTTCGCGATAATCCACGGGAGCCAGACATCAGCGACCAGCGTACCGCCGATCTGCACAGCTTTGCGGAAGTGTACGCGGCGGACAAGCGGATCTTTGAGTGCGTCGAACACGGGAACGAGCCATGGCGACAGCCGCACGTTGAACGGTCCTGGCGTGGCGTAGGACTCGGGCAACTGAACGTGCCGCCTCGCCCAGTCGTAAATGGGCGCGCGGTCAGGACGCGGCATCCGCAGTTTGCGGTCAATGATTGAATCGTCAGTCATCGTCTGCAGTTTCCAATCCGCTTGCCTTGATCGCTTCGGTTTTGAATCTCGATAGGCCAGCGTTTACCACTTCGCGGATCTCATCGAGCATCACCGATCCCTCAGCGCAAATTTCAGCTGGTGCCTTGCCAGCAAATCTCGGCCCACTTTCCACCTCAAGCTTGAGCCGCAAAAGCAGATCCCACCTTTGACCCAACTTCTGGACCATTGATTCCACAACCTCAAGACTCACCGTTTCTGCGTTTTCTCGCCTCACTTTTGCCCGAGCTAACCAGATCTGCTCGCGCATCAACTCGGCTTTTAGATCAGCTAGTGTCTTAGTGGCTACGTCTTTCCCGATCAGCTTTTCGGCGGAGAACTTTCGCCACGCCTCCAAGTTCTCACGCTTGCCGTCCGCGTGCTTCGCTGGCGCTTCAGACGGGAATCGCGCGCGCGCGTCGTAGATGGCTTGCCGAGACAAGCCTAATTCCCTTGCCAGCGCGGACGTGTCCTTGACCCATTCGCCGCCAGACTGGCTTGCCTCGTAATCGTCAAGCGCCTTGCGCTCGGCTGTGCTCAGAGTCTTCCCAGACTTGAGCTTCTTTACGATGTTGCTGACGTTCGCCTTTTTGTAAACGTCAACGACGGCTGGCTCAGACTCGCTCACAGTTTGCGCGGCTCCTTGCCGGTCGCGTCAGCCCAGCGTTGAATGGCGACGGCGACGTAGGCAGGAGAGATTTCGATGGCGCGACATTTGCGGCCAAGTTGTTCGCAGGCGATGATGGTGGTGCCGGAGCCCGAGAAGGGTTCGTAGACCGTCGCAGCGACCGGACAACAAAACCGAATGGCTTTTGCCACCAACTCGACAGGCTTGGTGGTTGGGTGCAAGTATCCAGCCGCAGCATCGCGCCCAATTTGCCAAACGGTTGTGGCAGTCCTGTCTTCAACACGCATTCGGTTTGCGCCATCTGTACAGCCAAACAAGATCGGTTCGTGCTGCGCCCTAAAGTCTTGCCAACCCATTGACGCTTGGTTCTTCACCCATATTACCGTTCCCAACATCCGCAACCCTGCAGACGACATAGCTGACTCAAAGGCTGGACGGATGCCCTTCTTCTGGTCGGCGTGACACACGAATACGTTACTCCCAGCTTCAAGTGGCATAACCTTGAAACATTCAGTTAGGAAATGTTGCAGTTTGGCAGGGTCAAGGTCGTCGTTTTCAATAGTCTGTTGCGACGTGCTTTTCCCTCTCCCTGAGTAGGATACTCCATACGGCGGATCCGTGAAACAGAATGCAGCCCTCTCGCCGAACATAACTCGATCCACATCCTCCTTCTTCGTGCTATTGCCGCACAGCAACCGATGGTCGCCAAGCTCCCAAAGCTGCCCTAGTTCCACGCCCCACTTCACCCGTAGTTCCTCGGCCTTGTCGATCTGCGGTTCTGCGTCCGTGTCGGACGGTTCAGGCTCCTTCACCAGCTCTTTTAGGTCAGCCTCATCAAATCCGATGTCCACAAGTGGGAAGTCTTCGGCCTTGAGCGATGCCAACACGTTGGCCAAGTTCTCGTCCCACTCGGCTAGCTCCGCGCTGCGATTGTCGGCGATGCCAAACGCGGTTGCCTGCGTACCGACCAGTTCGGACCGAACAACCTTGACCTCTTTCCAGCCAATCGCGCGCGCGGCAGTCAGCGTGCCATTGCCGGCAAGCACAACGTTTTGCGCGTTAACAACAATTGGTTTCTGTTGACCGAACCGACGCAGGCTTGCGCCAATTGCGTCCAAGTTGCGCTGGCTGTGCTTTCGCAAATTGGCCGGGTCCAAAGAGAGTGAATCGATTGCAACTGTTTCAAGTTTCATGTGTCAAGTTTGCAAAAGGAACAAAAACCGTTTTTTCCCGCCAGGTTTAACCACCCGCGGCTTGCCGTGTTGCAAAAAAGTTTCCTTTACCCCACCCCCCTATTTGCATCTGCAATCGTTTGCAACAGTCAGCCAGTGCAACAGCAGCCCGCCTGCATCGTTTCCTTGCCCTATACGAGGCGATCAGGTCCGACCCGCTGGGCTGGTATAGGTCAGGCATCGTTCGCCTCATTCTGACTGTCAGAACGGCTTGCAAACCGCATCGCATCCGCCGCGCTCATCGTTTCTTCGTGATGCACGACCGTGTCGCGAAGCTCTTGCAGCATTGTCGCAAGTTGCGGGAATATGGCCTTGATCGCTTTTAAATCTTGAGCCCACTGCCAATGCAGCGCCTGCCGCGTCAGCCCACGACCCTTGACCTGCTGCTCGTAGCTGGACACAACGGCCCGAACCTGACCACAGCCGACGTGCAGCACGGTGCGATACGCGCTAGGCGACAGGTCAGCGATAGTAGCCAGCCGGCGAACCAGTGCAGCTCCTTCCGAATGCTTGACCTCATCCAACTCAATCAACCGCTCGCAAATCTCGGACAGTAGTTTCGACGCTTCGCTGCTCGCCGCCGCAGACGGTCTGTTCACGGGCGTGCGCCGCAGCGAGTACGTTATCATGTTACAGTCCCTCCGACGGGTTCAAGATCAGCTTTTCGTCGTCCTCCGTAAGCTGAATCGCGTCCAGGCCTTCCATAGGCAACACGCCCATCTGGTCGCGTGCCTGCACCATTTGGATAATCTTGCCGAGCCGCTTGAGCCGCTCGTTGTACTCTCCCACCACCGCCTTCTTGTGCGCCTCGAGTTGCGTGATCGCGCGCAATGTGCGAGCCGTCAGTCGTAGCGCTTCCAGTTCTTTGCTGTCTGACACAGTCGTTTCTCCTTTTTGAGCTTGGAAGTTAAGCGTATGTGCTTCTGCCAAGCATGATTTGATACAAGTTTAGGTTTTCCTACCACAGATTCTGCACAACGCAACTCGTGCGCATACGCAATATAATAATACATTCTGCCTCAAAACATCACAGGCTCGCACGATTCAGCAATGCGCCGCCGAATGTCGACACCGAGCACCAGGTCGCCAAATCGTGCCTCAAAGTCATTGCCGCCGTAGCGCGTCGTGATGACCATTGGGCGCCGGTTAGCGTATCGCGAGTCGATCAGCTCCCAGAGCAGCGCAGCCACGCTCGCAGTCAGCTTCTCTTTGCCCAGGTCGTCGATGAGCAGAACGCGGCAATGCGTCAGGTGCTTGATCGACTTGATGTCGCGCGCGGCCTCGCTGAGTTGGCGCTGTAGCTCCACGGCAGTCAGGAACGTGCAGCCGTACTCACGCTGCTCCAGCTCCCGTGCGAGCGCCCACATTGCCGTGGTCTTACCTGCGCCAGACAGCCCAGTGATGACCAGACCCTTGCCGTTTTGAGACGGGACGTACTGCGTTACGCGGTCATAGCCTCTGCGCCGCACCGTGTCCGGTACGTCGTCGACCAGTTCCTTGTACAGCGCCGGGCAGTTCTCGTCCCACCACGGCGTGCGTGAGGTGCCGTGGTCTTCGTTCGCCGTGCGCGAATAGTGCGCGTCACGAATAGGCGTGCAGTCGTCGCAGCAGCCGTAGACAAACACGGTCTCAACGCCGAGGATCTCGAACACACCGCGCGAGATCGGCAAGCGATTGCCGCAGATCTTGCACTGGCCTTCCGCCCAGGTTGCGGATCCGTCGCCCCACTTGCGCGCAAGACGGCGCTCCATATCGCTGCGAAACTCCGGCTTCGGCTCAATGCTGATGCCTACAGCTTCGTACACGGCCAGCGCCTCGTAGTCGGTGTGGCTCATTCAAAAGCCTCCGTTTTCCCAAGCAAACTGGCCGCCAGCGGCAGCGCGTTCGCGCGCCACTTGGTCGCCGCCAGTCGTTGCCCTTGGCTTTGCAGCAGCGCAGACCGCCCAATGCTTCGACAAGGCAGTCGGCGTCAGTGCAGCGCCGTCAAAGTGCGTGCGGTAATTTACAGCGCGACGTCGGACCTCGTCAGGCGTCACGTCAGGACTGACAACGACAATCTCGGCGCGTGCTGCAATGGCCGGTCCCCACTGCGTGACCTCCTCCGGCTTGCCGCCTCCGACCGTTGCCAGTGCGTCAAGCAACTCATTGCGTGCGCGCGGCGCGCCGACAGGCGCAATGGATTGATTATCCTTCCTATTCCTTTTCTCTTCCTTTTCTTTTCTTTTCTTTTCGTTGCGGCTGTCCTCCAAGGAGTCCTTGCAGGAGTCCTTCGCGTTATCGTCAACCATAGCTTGCGGCTGGCGTGTAAGTCTCGCCTTAGCAGACGTTAGACCACCTTTGCGTCCGCCTTCACGTTTAGCTGTCAGGACTGCCTCAGCAGACGTTGGATAGGACCACACGACCAAGTCATCGCCTCGCCAAGCCAAGAGCGGTGAAGCATCGTTGACCTCGGCCAGCGTCACACCGCAGAGCTGCTGCCATTGCCGGTCCTTCCAGACCTTCGCGCCAGCAAGCGTGCCGCCGTTTTCTTGGTCTGCGCAGTAGGCCAGTACGCAAAACCACGTTGCGCGTGCGACTGGATCGCAGCCGAGAAACTCAGGTGCGCGGATGTTAGGTATGTAAATGTTAAGCCAATTCATTTTTGTTTCGAGCCTCCATCTCTTTAAAACCGTAAGGAACCACTTCTTCAAACTGGTCCAGCGGGATCATGATGCATGGCTCATAGTTTGACGGACTATCTGTGCCGCGAGGTTTGCAACGGATCATCCGAACATTGACGTGATGCGCATCGAGCTTGCGAACGTCGACCCACCCGGTCCAGTCGGACCATTGCGAGACGTATATCGGAGGCACTGCCATTCCTTGACCAGCCAACAGCAGCGCGAGCCATTTGCGCAGATTGAGGATGGCTGTTGGATACTTTGTGCTAGGGCCTCTGTGGATTTTTAACTCTCCAACTCCAACAACTCGATCGTGCCGCAAAAAGACCCAATCGACGGGTGACATATCCGCGATTGCATGAGTTACGCAGTTAAACTTTTCGGACACCAGCTTCGCCACAGCTTTTTCATTTTCTGTGTCCTCCTTCGTCTTGAAAATCAGACTCCCGTCGATGTGCGTTGCAGGCCCGCGATCTTGCCAGTTGTTCATGCTCCCTCCCTTCGCAGCCTATAAAACGAATGCACCTTGCGAGCGCGCCGAACGCTCGTCTGCTCGATGTCGTACCCGCGCTTGCGCAGATCAGCAACGCGAGAATGAACAGCGTACCCGCCGCAGGCCGCCACGAGATCGGGCATGTTAACCCAGCCATCGCGGAGCTGGTCTGCGGTGGTTAAGTTGCGCAGGCGCAAGAGCACCAGTTCGCACTGGGTCAGACCCGCGCCGCACGCGGTAAAGGTAAATTGGTTCATGACAGTGCTCCCCACTGATCCGCCATAGCGTCGGCTATTCCTTGATATGTGAGCGAACGAAGTTTCCACCGATCAGGGCCAGGCGGCATGAGATGCACGGCAGGATGTCGGCCATCAACGACCTTGGTCGGCCTCAGCGGCGACAGGTTCTTCAGCCATAAGCACGTCGCCTTCGTCTCACCATGGCCGAACTGCCAAGGTTGGATCACCTGATCCGGTTTGCGAATCTGCGATGAGATGACTGAAACTGGATTCTCCAGAGCGATGTGATTAATTGGTGCGGCCAAAAGTAGGCGCACGAAATCAAGCGCCTCGGCCTGCTCCACCTGTTTAGCCCTGAACCATCGAGCACCGCTCACGGCTAGATGTGTGCATGGTGGATGCGCGATCATCAAATCCCAGTTAAGTCCGAGCACGTAGCGAACATCGCATTGGTGGTGTTGCCCAACACTGTCGGTCGGCAGGAGGTCGCAGGACCAAGCATCCCAGCCACGCGCAGCGAAGGCATCGCGGACGCGGCCAGAATACTCACAGGCTACAAGGACTCGTTTCATGGGATTCATATAAGTAGAAGCAAGCTCATAACCGGTCCTCCTTGCGTGCGGCGCGGAAAGCTGCGAATCGCTTACGCAGCGACTCATTCTTTTTAAGCTGCCCACCGTTAGGCTTGCCGTTTTTTTTGCGCCGCCGCCAACAGAGAGCGTTTTGAACATCACGCGACTCGTCCGGAAACTGCGAATTGAGATCGCGTTGACCTTCGACGTATGCAGCGAGCGCATCGGCGGTAAGCTTAGAAAATGATTTCATGACTTGGTCTTTTTCTCCTGCACCGCCGCCTGAGCAGCCTCGATCTGTTGCACGCTGCACTGTTCTTCCAGCGCGATTATGTATTCAGTTAGCTGCGCAATTAGTTTCCGGTAATGACTCGGAAAGTCGTTAATCGGCTCAATCACAGCGCACCTCCTTGCCTCTGTGCATAATCCAGCAGCAACAGCGCATCACAGTTGTCAAGCGTCACGCGCAGACCAGACGCAGCGAAGCGCCGCGCAGCCTCGTCCCGCAGCGCACGCTTCCGCTGTGGTCCTTTCAGCGATGATCCGGCCAGACCCTTTTGCCACGTCTGCGGCCTGACGAGCAAAGTGCGCACCTCAAGCGCCGCGAGCAGGCCAAGCCAGAACCCAAAGTTGTGACCGAATCGGAACATAGCAGATCCAGGCTGCGGCTTGCCGACGTATCCGCCGACCTGCTCGACGTAGGCGACAGCACGTTCAGCGCCGGCGATCGCGTCACGCAGCGCGTCGAGTGGCGGCGTTATTCTGGTCAGATGTACAACGACCGCAGGCTTTCCAGCAGGCTGAAACGCAAGCGCGCCATTAGCGCCAGGATCAATTGCGATATATCGAGTGCTCATCAAAACGGCACTCCTTCCGTGTCACCG